ATTTTTATATTTTGTGATGCCCTTTGATGCCTATAAACAATACCTCTCTTTGAAGAATCACTTTACCAAAGAGAAGTATGACTACCACAAGTATTGTGGAAAGAGTCGTGCGACCGTACAGTCTTTCTATAAACGGAAAGATCGTTTCTGGTTTGAGAAACTAGCACGAAACAAAGACGACAAAGAAGTTGTCGAATTCTTTGTATCTAACTTTATTACTTGCACTGACCCTAGTAAACTCTGGATAGGAGAAATGATTCGTGAAGGAGAGGGTCGATATACCGCATGGAAGAAAAGAAATCAATCACTCTCTTATATCTTTAAAGAAGAGATTGAATACGTTCTTGCAAGTCAGGATATTGATTCTGTATTTGCAATTCCAAACGGACATCCAACTATCCTCAAAAAATATTTGGGAGGTGAAATTTCAATAGAAACCATGGTTATTTTGGATAGAATCCTTGATTTCAGAAAGAACTTTGATGCCAAACTTGATGACCCAGTGTGGCAAACCGTAAGTCTCCGAATGAAAAAGTATTCTCCCTTCCTAAATATTGACGTATTCCGTTATAAAAAAATTGTTAAAGAGGTTGTGCTAAGAAAATGAGTTTTTTTGAATCGGAAGTCGTTCGCGCAGAGATGACTGAAATAAGTGAATTACAAGATGATGTATATCGTAATGTCTTTAATTTCCCTAAGATGAATCGGGAAGAAAAACTGTTTCATGTAGGTCTTTTAGGAAGACTTATTGAAAAGCAGAAAGTTCTCTATACTCGTCTTAGTTTATCTGATGATCCTGAAGCACAAAAGATGAAGCAGAACATTGTTGATTCTGCTCAAATGATGGGTCTCCCTCCCAACACAGATATGAACATGGTCTTTAACAATATGACTAAGATGCTCGATGTCATGAAAGGGGAGATTGACAAAGAGTCCTGAGTCCACTAGAATAACGAAGTACACACAAGCCAAATCCGTACAAATCTAACAAATCCTATGTCTTTCGCAAATCTTAAAAAGCAATCCAATCTTGGTTCCCTGACTTCTAAACTTGTTAAAGAAGTCGAAAAGATGAATAATACAAGTGGCGGTGGTGATGACCGTCTGTGGAAACCAGAGATGGATAAAACAGGTAATGGATATGCAGTTATCCGTTTCCTTCCTGCACCTGAGGGAGAAGAACTTCCTTGGGCGAAGATGTACTCCCATGCCTTCCAAGGTCCTGGTGGTTGGTACATCGAAAACTCTCTGACTACTTTGGGTCAGAAAGATCCTGTGTCAGAGCACAACCGCGAACTGTGGAACAGTGGTATCGATTCCGATAAGGACACTGTTCGTAAGCAGAAGCGTAAACTGTCCTACTATGCCAACATCTATGTGGTACAGGACAAAGCAAACCCTGGTAATGAAGGCAAAGTCTTCCTTTACAAGTTTGGTAAGAAGATCTTTGACAAGATCATGGAAGCAATGCAACCTGAGTATGAAGATGAAACTGCCATCAACCCATTTGACTTCTGGGCTGGTGCCAACTTCAAACTGAAACTGAAGAAGGTTGCAGGTTACTGGAACTACGATTCATCTGAGTTCGCAGCACCTGGTGCTCTCCTTGATGATGACGACGCACTGGAAGCAATTTGGAAGAAGCAGTATTCACTGACTGCTCTGACTGCTGCAGACCAGTTCAAGTCTTATGACGATCTTGATAAGCGTCTGAAGATGGTTCTTGGTGCTAAACCTGCTTCCCGTCGTTATGATGAGGAACTGGAAGATGAGAGCGAAGGACGTGGTTCCTTCACTCCCAACTTTGAGTCAAGCAAGCCTCCTGCACCTGCAGCAGACTTCAATGCTCCTGACATCACTCCTACTAAGTCTGCGGACTCAGATGAAGATGATGCCCTGTCCTACTTCCAGAAACTTGCAGAAGAGTGATGAGATATAACCAGTTGTGTCTGACCCTTTTGGTCGTCGCAGCATATATTAATCTACTGAAATAATCTAATATTATCTGCAGTCTTTAAGGTTTCACTCTTATATTGAGTGGAACCTTTTTTGTATTCCATCATTTCTTCTAAATCATCTCTAACAATATTCAGGAATCTTGGTTTCAATAAAAAGATATTTCTTCTATCTTCTTGGAGTCTATCCTCATACTGGTAATTAGTTACCGTTGAAACAGGATATAAAGTTGCCATTCCCTCAGCCTCAGCATCAAAAAATGATACAGAGTAATTAGAATCTACTTCCAGACCTGCTGGTACAATTACAGTTCCTGCTGTATTTTTTACTTGGGTAGTTTCATAATGATGAATATCATTAATCTTATCATAGGTCCCATACTTTTCAAGCAAATAATTCTCGAAATTATTTTGGGTCATCGGCCATTCATTATATACATTGAGAATATTATTACATGTCAGAACTAACCAATCTAAATTGGCATCTCCGTAAACTTCAAAGGCAACATTATCTGGTCTATCTTCGCCTTTAATTTTATACTTTGTGAAAACAGATGCATTCTGAAAGATATCTTCACGGAGTTTACCTCTCATGAATAAATTCTTTACAGGAAAGTAATCAGCGATCCTGGCGTCAGGTAGTCTGCTAACATATTCAAAGTCTGGGAGTTTGCTGAAATAGTTTGACATTAGAAACCAATGAGTGAGTCGTCCAGATCATATTGGTCATTATATATTGGTGTAATTTCTGAGAAGGTCATAGAAATATCATATGCAACTGGTGTACCATCACTGTAAGTTGCATAGTTTCCAGTTGGAGTATAGTTAACTCCAAATGCTTGCAAAGCACACTCTTTAAACATATTTAATCTCGTATGAATCTCTCCACCCTCACCTCTATGTATGTAAGCTAGTTTGAAAATGTGAGGAGACTTTAAGAACAGATTTGATTCTGTTCTAATTGGTGCCATACCTTGCTTGAAGAATCTAATAATTTTTGCAACGTTATCTGCTTCTGTTTTACTTCTAGGTGCTAACTTAAACTTAAAAGAGAATGGTCTCAACGAAGGACCGTTGAATAATAACTCCATGTTTGGGTTCATTATCTGACCGGTTGTTCTTGCCAACAGTGCTTGACTATCAACACCAGCTGCCATTGCGGCAAGTGATTGTCCTACAGCACTCGCGGAATCCTTAGCATTCTCTTTAATTGCATTTATATACCCTGCTGCAGATTCAACACCTTGCTGAAGATTACCAAAAATTGCTTGAGTTGCAATGTCTGCTTTTGCAAGATCCAATGCAGACATTGAGTTTGCAGTCCAATTAGTTCTATTTTGATCTGAAATTCCTGCTGGGATTGGGAGAGTTACTGATCCAATTGAATCGCCTAAACTTTCTGTTCCGCTAGTGTGACCGTATATTGGCAATCCATCGACATCCTTTGAGTTCAGTTGTCCTGCGACATATTCAAACATATCAAATCTAATAACATCTTGCTTTGATGATGCCAGATCTTCTGGATATCTTAGATTAGCAAAACTATTTTTAGTTCCCGACAGACTTTCACCTGGAGTTAGTTTCGTAGGTTCATATGTACCATCATTATCATCTGCTGCAGTGGTTGTAGAATCTGTCTGGTCGGTGTCATCTACTGCTTCAGTAGGAGTATCTGTTGTATTTTCGGTTTTTGTCTTTGTTACTGGATCAACTACACCTGGAATTTTAGCCTCTTTGCTTAATTTTGTTTTATTTTCATCGGTTGCATTCTTATTAATAATCGCTGCTCTTTCATTATTATTTTGTTTTACTAAATCTTTGTTGAATATTTTTTGTACTTCATCTTTTGATAGGTTTGTCCCATTTGCGTTATTATATTTTTTTACAAACGCATCTTCGATAACCCACTTATTAGGACTACCTGGAACTGAAGTTGCTATTTTAGTTCTACCGAATGCATTAAAAATACCTTCTTCACCATATAACGTAGCACCACCAGTAACTAGATCCACCTCTAATCTAGAGGGGACCTTTCCAGTCATGTAAGTATTGGCTCCTTTGGGGTTATTATCAGCCATTAGGTATGGTTCTTTTTACTTATTTAGTACTCGTTTTGTATATTGTAATGATAGAAGATCATCGAGTTCTTCTCTATGAACGATATAGACTTGAGTTCCTAATTCTTCCCAGGTATACTGTCTATAATCTCTCCAGTGAAAGTTTATACCACGAAATCCCCAAGAGAAGACATCACTCACTGCAACTAATGGATGCTGATCGTATTCAATGTTTGGAGTCTTTGCGTAATATTTGAAGGTACATATGTTTCCTTCTTCGGGTATAGGTGTTACAGTATCATTCAGTGCATACATTATTAGTTCCATTCTTTCTCCGAGATCTTTCTCGGATTTAAGATCGTCAATAACAGGTTCTATGCGGTTCATTTGATACCTAGTTCGTTTTCTGTGATGATCTTGAATTCAATACGTCTATCTTCACAAAATTCTGTTGCTGCTTTCCACTTTGCTTTATTAACCTCCCAGGTCTTACATTCATAGATGTATGACTTTGTAATGTTTTTTCTTCTGAGTGGAGGTTTTGTTTGTTTCCTAGGTTTTACCTCAATCACATAGGTCTTGATTTGACCTGTGCTTTCTCTTACTTTTATGATAAAGTCTGGGTAGTATTTGTGAACTCTTTTATCAAGTGGGGACACGTATGGGATATAAAATTCTTCACTACCCCACTGGAGAATGTTTTCGTTTAGATCGCACCATCTACAGAACTTGCGTTCCCAACTACTTCGACATATAATATTGTTAGGATCTCCCTTATATTTGCCAGGAAATGATGGTTTGTATTTACTTTTAATACTTTCGGCCATACATAATATATAAGGTAAATACTATTTATAAATGCCTGCTAGAAAGACCATAGCTCAATTGAAGACGAGGTTTCTTCAACCAGCATTAACATCTCATTTTGAGGTGAATATTCCTCTGGGTGCTTTGCCTGCCAAGGTGCAGGATATTGTTGGTGTTTCGGATCAAGAGAATTTAAATCTAAGTTGTACTGAAACGAACCTACCAGGTTCCTCCATGGCAACGTTTGAAGTAAAGAATGATTATACTGGTGTAACGGAAAGATTGGCACACAGGAGAATGTATGATGAGAGAATTGAATTTTCATTTCTAGTTGACGCTCAAAAATATTTCCCTATAAGAATATTTGAAAAATGGATGAGATTTGTTGCGGGTGAAGATAATCAAGGCAGAGCAGATGGAGATCCTAGAACGCTTGCAAGCATGGGATATCATTACAGAATGAGATTTCCATCTGAATATAGATGTCGAAGAGGAGTTACAATAACAAAATTTGAAAGAGATCATCGCAATAGTCTAAAGTATGAGTTTATAGGAGCATATCCTATTGCAGTTTCTGCGATGCCTGTTTCATATGAGTCATCAAGTTTATTGAAGTGCTCGGTATCTATGTCATATCTGAGATATGTAATGACTGAACTTATAAATCCAGAACCAACTCCAGAAGTAAAACCTCCTACTGGAGAACCTGAAGAAAAAAACACTAAGGAACCACCAGTCGCTCAAGAGAACGAATCTAAATCAGCTCAAGGCACTGATTCATCTGGCAACACCGCAGGTCCAGATACCGAATTTGCCGAAACTGATTCTGCTAGTGGATATAGATCTGTGGATGATGGAGATCTTATCACCGCAAGACAAGCACTCGGATTAGATCCGACATAACCCACTAAATAATCACACTGAAATACAACTATAGGTCATTATGCCTTTACCAAAGATTGCCACCCCAAAGTATGATCTTGAATTGCCATCAACTGGAGAAACAATTCAATACAGACCTTTTCTAGTCAAGGAGGAGAAACTTCTTGTCCTTGCAATGGAGAGTGAGGATACAAAACAAATCACTAGTTCGATTAAAGCAGTTCTTAAAAATTGCATTCAAACAAAAGGACTTAAGGTGGAGAACCTGCCTACCTTTGATATTGAATTTTTGTTTCTTAATATTCGTGGAAAGTCTGTTGGGGAAGACGTTGAAGTTACTTTGATTTCTCCTGATGATGGAGAAACTGAGGTGACTGTGACTGTCGCATTAGATGATATCCAAGTGCAGAAAAACGACAAACACAGTAAGCATATTAAACTTGATGATAGTTTAATGATGGAGATGAAGTATCCTTCACTGGAACAATTCATCACAAGCAATTTTGAATTTAATGATAAGAATCAATTGGATCAATCATTTGATTTAATTGCATCTTGTGTCGATAAGATTTATAGCGAAGAAGAAGTGTGGGCTGCTGCAGATTGTACCAAGAAAGAAATCAAAGAATTTCTTGAATCAATGAACTCAACTCAATTTAAAGAGATTGAGAAGTTCTTTGAGACGATGCCAAAACTGTCTCATACTATCAAATTTACAAACCCAAATACTAAAAAAGAGAACGAAGTTCTTCTGGAAGGTTTAGCATCTTTTTTCGCCTAGGCATGGTCCATATGGACCTTGAGGCTTATTTTAGACTCAATTTTGCCCTGATACAGTATCATAAATATTCATTAACTGAGATTGAGAACATGATGCCTTGGGAGAGAGACATCTATGTTGAACTCCTAAAACAACATCTTAAAGAGGAAAAAGAAAAGCAAGAGCGCGAGCAGCGAAAGTATGGCGGCTAAGACCACGGATCCTATTGATATCCTCCTTGAGATGGGTATTGACCTCGACAATTTGTCGGAGGAAGAGGATTATCTTAGTGCCCTAAAAGAAGCGATTGCAAAGATACAATTTCAGACCAAAGGTGCTGGTGATGAACGCTCTGCAATCTTAT